CCAGAACTACCTACAGTTTCTGTATATCTTTGAGTAGATACTTCATTATTAAACATATGATCTATATTGCCTGAGCCTGTAGAAGGGGTTGACAAGACGACTGTTCCTGTTATACTTGTCCCACCTATCCCAAATGTATCTTCAGTGGTTAATATTTTACTACCATCATCAGGTAGGGTTAGTGTTCCTGTTATACTTGTCCCGCCTATCCCAAATGTATCTTCAGTGGTCGATATTTTGCTACCATCTGAGGGTAGGGTAAGTGTCCCTGTTATGCTGTCTGTCGTATCTCCTGTATATGTATTACCTATTGTTGGGAAGTCACTCATTTTTAAATCCCAAGAAGTTGAAGCAGCTATTGTCGCTATATTATCCCAGTCATTATAATTTGCATGACTATAAGTAAAGGTGTGAGGGGTAAATGTTGCTAATGTTTCTGATGTCCCAGTCCATGTCCTTGTAGTTATATCTTGCTCTACAATGTCCCCGTTCGCATCAGTATCAACACTAAATATTTCTGTAATTAATACGTCATCACAAGTCACCGTTACATCAGCAAGGTCTGCGCCGTCACCGTCAGTTAGGTGGGCATTAAATGTATATTTCTCGGTGATGGATTCACCGGCGGTTGAGATTATGACATCACTTATAGCTACTTGAGGATTTACGACCGTCATTGAAGAGTTACCACTACAACTGTATTCAGCTAGTACTGCCTCTGTTACTAATGTATCGCTCAACTCTATGTCTCCGATACTCCGAAATCCAAACGTAGTATTATGTAAATTCAAATTGACCGAAACGTCGGGAGTATTATAAAAGGACACGCTATAAGCGTTGGTGTACTCTATATTTCGTAGCGATAATGAACTGATTGCGCTGTAATATACGAAAGCGCAACCGCTATTAGTGTGGTCATTATGTGAGAAAGAGCAATTTCTGTGATCTATGGTTCCTCCCAACCATTGTATTATATGATTCGTTCTGCATTTCAACGATCCCGCATACATCAAATCTTGCCCACTATGGCCAAAAGGTACAATATTCATCGTCGCACTCGGACCTACTGAAATATGGGAAGGGTTAATACCGTGGTCGCCTACGAGTTCGCCGTGCTGAAATACTGCCAAGGTCTTAATCGTATAACCAAAAGTATCAGCAAAATATATCTGTTCATTTGTAGATGTAAACCAAGTCGCTATTGAACCATCTCCAAATTCTAAATTAGCAAGTAAATAATATTGAGGTATCCCTGCGGCTGGTTGCACTATAGCATTTTGAATTGCAGCTACACCAGTTGCTTGAGCCCAAGTATATAGGTCAGCCATATTGCACGGTCCTGCCTCTACTCCCCAAGTCATAATAAAACTAGATCCAACGTAGTTATATGTTGGTGCTGCCATAATTAATTATCCAATAATTCTCTAATATCATTGTTTTGTAATGCTGTCTGAGCATCTTTTAAAACATTTAGTGCTGCTATTGCTGCTATTTTTATCTCATCATCAACAGTTTCAAAGCTACCTGCTTCAATAAGTCTATTTATATTAGCAATTCTGTTATCAAGTTCTCCATCAGCAAATTGCATTTCACCTATTACTTGAATAGCATCATTGCTCTCATCTCTTAATGTTACTAACTCTGCTTTTTTAGTTGTTATACTCATAATTTGTCCTATATTAAATATCTACTCTTTTATATCTGTCTAATTTTTCACTAAAAATAGAAGTATCATTTATCTCTCTAATTGAGAATCTTTCCCACTCATAATCCCCTGTCTTCTCACTTTTTAAATCTGAACTTTTGAATGTTTGGTTCATTTGACTCTGAACCTCTTGCATTAAAATAAGTTTTAAATCAGCAGGTAATGTATTGCCTGAAGGTTCTCCACTACCTGTATAGCCAGCCGTATAATTAATATTAAATGCCTGAGGCAAGCCGAAGGAGCTCTCAAAGCCAAATACAACCTCACCTGTATAGGGATTAAATAAATAGTCAGGATAGACAATCTCTGTCCTTGTTCCTCCTCCTAGAATACTTCCATATTCAACATAATCAACACTTGTGACTGGAAAGTTATTTAAAAATAAAGAAAAAACACCATTGCCATCATATTTTTCTGATGTATAAATAGTAGATTCTAATGTTCTATAGGTTATTTTATCAGCAAGTGCTTCAACAGATTCTATTAATAATAAATATTTATCTTCATCAGTAGAGCCAGTTATTGTTTTTTGTAAATACTCTTCTAAGTCAGAGATAGTTATTAACATTTTTATTTTTCTCCAAATTTTAAATCTATAATTTTATCTAATTTATCAATTATTCTTTTATGCTCTTCACTATTTGTCCTGATGCTATCATCTACTTTTTTCATTAGTAATTCTACGACTACTTTGTCTGCTTTATATGTTTCCAATTTTAATATTCCTTCTTTAAAATCTTTTTTTAATACCACGATTTGCATCTTCATATTTTCTTGGTCTGATGAATAAACTCCAGTTTGATAAGCAAACCCTCCTAATGTTATCGCCAAAGTGATTAGGACACTTATGATGCTAACTGTTATTCTATTAACTTCCATTTTTAAATCCTTAGATGCTATAGGGCTATTTGTTTTCATTCTTTCTAGGCCTACCTCTGGGTCTTTTGACCTTTATATTTTTTATTTGTTCTTCAAGCTCTTTTATACGTATTTTTAGTTCTTCTGTTTCTGTATATAGCTTGTAATTATATTCATTAGATTCAACTAAATCTTCCATTACTTGTCTATATACTATTGTTAATTTTTTTTGTTTATCTACTTCGCTAAAATCATTTACAGGTACTGCTTTTTTTAGGTTTAGTAAAGTAGAATAAATACCTGGGCCTACTCTTACAATATCACCAATACTATAGCCATTCCAAGGCTCTAACAAAACTAATTCCAAATCATCACTATAATGCATTTATATTCTCTCCTAATATAAAATATATAGTGAGGAGTGATTAACTCCCCACTATAATTATTAATACTTATGATGTTGCAAGATACTTTACAGCAATAACAGAAGTCGTAGCAGCCCCTGTTCCAGGCTGGTAGACGTTAACTCCAATATGCTGAATTGCTCTAAGTGTAGTGACATCCTGAGAGAAGTAGAACGAGTCAGAAATGTCAACATAAGTTTCGCCACTTGACCCAGTCGCTACTGCACTAGATAAATCTCCAAAGACAAGACCAATTTCGTCCGCTGTATAACTTGAAGGCATTTGGTCAATAAACTTAACAGGATAACCAAACAGATAAGGCACAGGCTTCTGCCCAGTTTGGATAAGATAAGTATTACCTCCCAAGGTACGAGCCAAGGATTCAAGATGCCCCCAGTTATTCTTATGGCAATACCAAGAATAATTTCCAGAATCTCCCCAACTTGCTACTTTTGAAACGATTTGAGAAATGTCATCGTTGTCAATATTGTCCCATCCAGCCCCACCAATTTCATAAACTGTAGCATTGGGGCTCACTGCTTCAATAGCAGGGATAAGCCCAGTAACACTTCCATGGGTAGTATCAGCGGTGCCATTGGCTTTAAAGATTAAAAACTGCTTTTTCTTGCTTATGGCTCTACCCATAGAACTAAGGGTCTCAGATGCCGTATCTGCCAAAGTACCGAAACGAAAGACTTCGTTAGTTACGGGACAAAGAGTAACAATTTTTTTCTGAGTAATGGTTCGTGTGGTATTTGCAGGCTTAGATTCTGTAATAGCCTCCCCTTCCGAGGTTGCCACGTAAGCATCCACGTCTGAAGTATGATCGATAAATGTGCCAACGGAGTTATACAGAGTAACCTGCCTTGTATCTTCAACATAAGAGGGATACCTTGCGACTGAATCGGCAAGGATTCCTTGTGCCTGGATAGGGTTAAAACTACCGCCATCGGAGTCGGTACCGATGGATTGGTACGTAGTCAACGCTTTAGTATTATTAAATTTCTCTAATACATAACGAGGAAGATAATGTTTAGCAAAGTGTTCTGCCTGCTCTTTACTCTCAAACTGTTTAAAAGGCACATCTTTAACATGAATAACAGGATGTGTTTTTACAATTTTTTCTGCTGCTTCTTTTTCAATTGTTGCTTTTTCATCAGCAGCTACTTTCTTTAATTCAGCCGCAAATTCTTTAGCCATCTCAACACCAATACTTTTTGCATCAATCTCTGAGGTAGCTTCTGTTTCTTTTTTTTCATTTTCCATTTTTGTTTTTCCTTAATAAATAATATAATTAATTTTCTATAATATCTATTCAAAACAAAATCCCCTTTTGAACTCACAAGAGATAGCGAATCTCAAGTATTCCTGTAGTCTCATTATGTGTGAATCACATATTTTTTAATATAAAATCCCTTTAGATCTTTTTATTTCTTTTATATACTCTTCTTTAAAAGATTCCAATACTTCTTTTACATCTATTTTTTTAGTTTTGACTACTTCTACTAATTTATTTTTTGTGTCATTATCAATATCTAACTCTTTTGTCCCATCTTCAATTGCTTCTTTTATATCTTCTATTTTTTCTATTTCTGGGATAGAATTTATTTCATCTTCAGTCATAATATCAGTAGTTTCTAAATTTAAAGCTTTAGCAGCAGTGATTAGAGCGTTCTGATTAGAACCTATACTCACAACAGAAAACTCCAATAAGGACCACTTACTGATAACATTTTCTACTCCCTTACCAAATGCTTTCCTATCCTCAACAGTAGGCTGTCTTTGCTCAGTAATATTAAATCCGACGCTAATCCCTCGAAGAACTCCCTGTTTAACTAACTTCCATAGATCATCAATTTTTTGTATTCCACTCGCAAGTTTAGCTTTAGCCACCCACTTGTCTCCACTTCTTCGGAGTGATAAAGCATTGCCTATAGGCATTTCTGTGTCATGATTAAACAGAACTATAGGATTAGCCTTATATTCTTTTATGTTTAAACCTGAGGGTAAAAGAACCTCTGAGTCTCTATCTATGCTATTATCTGTTATAGTTGCAGTGAATACTCTATCATCACTAACTTCTGATTTTTCTATAGTAAAATTCTTATATTGTATATTTTTTATTTCCATATATTTTTTCCTTATATATTTAACTTATAACATTTATTTTTTAATCCTCTATACCATCATCATTCTCAATTATCTCATCTCCCCAAGGGACTTCTTCATCAGGTATCTCAGTCACATTAATAACAATAGGAGGAGAGGTAGTAGGTAGTGTTTTTTGCTTCGTATTTGCTATCTCTTTGACTATCTCTACTAATGCTACTCTTACGTCATCAAGACCATTAGGCTCAACAGGGGGGATAGTAGGGGCTTCTACAGGAGCAGGTTCTTTACCTAACTCTGCCCCACTAAAGTAGTATTTATCTAATTCTTCTCCAGCGGGTTCTACTCCCAGACTTTTTCTAATTTCATTGTTCGATAATATACCTATTTTAGCATATTCCATATTAGTTTTTAATTCAAATTCCTTATCTTCAGGCACAGGACTATCAAATTGCAAAAATGCTGTCCCTGCTTCAATACCATACCTGTATAATAGTTGCTCAGTAAGTGTTGATGCTACTACTTTCATCATTGGAGAAATGGTATTTCTTAACCATGAGGTGTTCTGTTCTTCTGAGTTAGCTTTCACATTGTCATTACCTATGAGTTTGTTAATAGGGCACCCAGTTACAGAGGCTATCTCTTGTATTGTTAACTGCACATCGCTCAAGTCTTTAGGAGCAAATGCTATGCTCTTGATGTCTATATCTACATCTGCTGCTAATACCTTGCCTCTATTTTTTGCTCCTCTGGTCATATTAACCATATTCTTAAACCATCTTTTTTTAGCAATACTTTGGCCTGACTTATTAATAAGCAGGTAGTCAGGTACAGCATTATTTTTGTATAAGGCCACTTGATATTCATGACTAAATTTGTTGATTAGATAAGACTGCCACCCTTTTTCTACCTTGCCTTTGCCATACCAAATTGAGTCAGGATTAGGGCTTTTTATATGAATTATATCCTCTGCTTCAAATCTTACAGGACTACCTGCTATTCGATTATATTCATAATGACTGACTAACCTACCTTGACCTGCTGAGGCAGGCATGATAGTTATATGCTGAGATTGTAAAACATAAAACTGGAATGGTTTTCCGTCAGAATTAGATATAATATGTATATATGCATCACCAGTTAATTCTAAATTAAGAAATACATCGAATAAAAATTGATAAGTTGATTGCATAGGATTAACAGTAATTAACAGTTCTGTTAAGGGATGACCTTGGACTATTTCAAATCCTTCTATACTGTCCTGCATTTTATATTGAATGTCAGCAGATGGCTGATGGTCTAATTTTCCAGCTAAAAAATCTCTTTGATATTTATTAGAGTGTTGAGTAGTATTAAATAAACATTTTGAACCTTTATTGCTTGTTTTAGCATATAGACGAATAGTCCCTGAGGCAGCAGCATTTACGTTATAATCAATAGCAGCAGCAAAATAACCAGTATAAGCAGATATAGCCACAGACCTATTAAACCTAGGCATAATATAGTCTGTAGTAATAGCACTCACTTGACTATCAATAAGTTTATCATTTGTAGTCTCTATTTTACTACCAAAAATTCTTAGTATTCCCATTATATTTTCCTTTTTAATCTAGATTATAATCAAAACTATAATCATTCATATTTTGCCAGTCGCCAGGTTCAGTATCTTCAGAACCTGTTTCTAT